GTGAGAACCGTACCGATCACGCACCCAAGATTGAAAGACGAGGATGCACCGCACGGCGCGTGGGGCTGCGTCTACTACGACGAGAACCGCGTCTACCTCGCTGATGCAGACGACGCCACGCGGGAGCAGCAGCAGACCGCCCTCCTTCACGAAATCCAGCACATCATCGAGGAGCACTACGCGATCACGCACGTCATCGCGGCAGTAGACAACAACGACAGCGAAGAACGCACCGACCGGCTCTCCCTCGGGTGGCTCTACGTCATCCGTGGGTGCCCCGAAGTGATTTCGTTCGTCACCGGAAAGGCATGACATGGCTACGTCGCCTGCCAACTCTTGCAGCAATTGCAAGTTCTTCAAGTCGCACCCCGCCCCACAAGACACCGGAACCTGCCACATCGTCCACCCGCCTGCCTACGGCCGGTGGGACTTCGCAGACTTCCCGGTAGTGGACAAAGACGGCTGGTGCGGCGAGCACAAGGTAGGCGAATACGGCAGTACAACCCCTCCGACCCCGTGAGACACCAATGGCATTCCCAATCGTAGCAGTCCTCGGCGCCCTGGCGGGCATCGTGGAGAAGATCATCCCGGACCCGCAGGCCGCCGCCGAGGCGAAGCTGCGGCTGTTCGAGATGACGCAGAAGGGCGAACTCGCCTTCCTCGAATCCGAGACGCGCCTCGCCGCAGGACAACTGGAGATCAACAAGGCGGAAGCCTCGTCCGGCCCCTTCCGGGGCGGCTGGCGTCCGTTCATCGGCTGGACGTGCGGCGTGGCGTTCGCCTTCAACTTCGTCGGCGTGCCCCTCCTCGGATGGGTGTCCGGCATCTACGGCTTCCCCGTGCCGCCCGCCCTCGACCTCACCGAGATGACCCCGGTCCTCCTCGGGATGCTCGGTCTCGGCGGCCTGCGCTCGTGGGAGCGGATCAACAACAAGGCGTAGTCATGTTCGACTTTCTCGACCAACTCGGCCTGGGCGCCAGTGCGCCCTCGTTCGGAGACGAAGTAGCGGAGCGCCTCGGCGCCGACCGCGACAACTTCCTGCTCCAGCGGGTACGCAACCGACCCGAGGTCGCACGCAACCAAGCCTTTCAGGACTACATCGGGCCGCCCGAGCACCGCGCCTTCGTCCGCGAGATGACCCAAGGTGACCCCCTGATGGGCGCCGCGATGATCCCCGCGATCCCCGCGTACACCTACGCGAAGGGCGCGAAGCAAGCCATGGGTCTCCCCACCGGGCGCTCCGAGGCGGGCCTCGCAGAGGTACTGGCCGCCTTCCGTGGCCTGTTCGACACCGGATTGGGATGGAAATGAGCGACGACAAGCGAGCCACACTGCCCGAAGTAGCCGAGCTACATGGTGCGATCGCACGGACCCTGAAGCAGGACATCGACGACCCCGAGCGCCGCACCCCGGCGCTCCTGGCGGTCGCCGTGAAGTTCGTCAAGGATCAGGGCGTCACCGCCGCCCCGAGCCGGTCGGCCGACATCAAGAAGCTGCTGGAGTCCCTGCCCTACTTGGACGAGGACGAAGAAGCCGAGGTGCGGCCATGACGATTTTCCGTCACTTTCTGGCGCTCGGCATCACCGTGGTCGCGACCGTCCCGCTCGGCGTGGTGGTCGCCCTGGTTCACCTAGCGAATTGGGTCCACCCCGACTCTGACGCGCGCTAAGGGGCCGCCAGCCGATTGGCGACCCTTCTGGCTACATACCCACATGGCACCCCCACGGCAAGCCCGTGGCGGCCTTCCTGACGCTTCCCGGACCCCCTGACCGATGTCGACCCCACAAGACCCCATTGCAGCCGACCTACGGAACCTCGTTGTTGTAATTTGGCAACACCTTGGCCTCCCGGCCCCCACCCGGCTCCAGCTTCGGATGTGCCGGTACCTCCAGAAGGGGCCAAAACGGCGCGTGGTGATGGCGTTCCGGGGCTGTGGCAAGTCCTGGCTGTCGGCAGCGTTCGCCCTGTGGCGGCTCTACCGTGACCCACGGGAGCGCATTCTGGTCGTCTCGGCGAACGAGGACCGGGCGGTGCAGTTCACCACGTTCTGCCGCCGCCTGATCGACGAGATCCCTGTCCTCCAGCACCTCCGGCCGGGCGAGCGGGACCGCGACAGCGTCCTGTCGTTCGACGTGGGGCCAGCCCCGGCGCACCAGTCGCCCTCCATCCGGGCGGCGGGCATCACCGGGCAGATCACGGGCGGCCGCGCCTCCCTGATCCTGGCCGACGACGTCGAGGTGCCGAAGAACTCCCTGACGCAGATCATGCGCGACCGGCTCTCCGAGTCGATCAAGGAGTTCGACGCGATCATCATGCCCGACAGCGATCTGCGCGCGGCGGGCCTCGAACGCTCCGAGGTCGTCTTCCTCGGCACCCCACAGTCCGAGCAGTCGATCTACAACCAGCTTCCGGCGCGCGGGTACGCGATCCGCGTGTGGCCCTCACGGGTGCCCACGGAGAAGCAGGCGGCGGGCTATGGCGACCGGCTGGACCCGGAGATACGGGAGCTTGTCGGCAAGCGCAGTGGCGCCCCCACGGAGCCGGGCCGGTTCACCGAGGAAGACCTCGTCGAGCGGGAACTGAGCTACGGCAAGGCGGGCTTCGCCCTCCAGTTCCAGTTGGACACCACGCTGTCCGACGTGGACAAGTACCCCCTGAAGATTCGCGACCTGATCGTGATGTCCCTCCAGGCGGACCTCGCCCCCTCGCGGGTGATCTGGTCGGGCGGCAAGGAGCAGCGCCGGATCGACCTCGTCAACGTGGGCCTCGCCGGAGACTACTGGCAGGGGCCGATGTTCTACGCCAAGGATGACTTCCAGGCGTACCAAGGCTGCATCATGGCAATCGACCCGAGTGGTCGGGGCAAGGACGAGACCGGGTACGCCATCGTGGCTGCCCTGAACGGGTACCTGTACCTGCTCGCGTGGGGCGGCCTGAAGGGCGGCTACTCTCCCGAGACCCTCAAGGAACTCGCCAAGCTGGCGAAGGAGTGGAAGGCGAAGGAGATCGTGGTCGAGCCGAACTTCGGCGACGGGATGTTCAACCAACTTCTCGCCCCCGTGATGACCTCCTCGGGCTACCCCTGCACCATCAGGGACACCGAGCGGTCCTCGGCGCAGAAGGAAGCCCGCATCGTCGACACGCTCGAGCCGGTCCTGTCTCAGCACCGGCTGGTCATCAACGAGAACGGCATCCAGCGCGACAGCGAGAACTACAACGACCACCCGCTAGAGCACGCCTTCCGGTACTCGATGCTGTACCAGCTGACCCGGATCACCCGCGACAAGGGCGCCCTGGGCAAGGATGACCGCATCGACGCCCTCGCACTGGCGGTCCATGAGTGGCAGGTGGCCCTGGACAAGGACGTGTCCAAGGTGGAGCAGGAACGCAAGGACGCCCTGATGAAGAAGGAGTTCGAGTCGATCATCCGCCACTTCAAGAAATCCCCCACAGGGAACCTTCCGGCGGACCTGAAGGGGCTTCAGCGCAACAACGGCCTCCGGGGGATGATGCGGCGCAGCAGGCTAGGTTAGTGTCGACTTCTCGTCGCTGCTGCAAAAAGCCCCCCATCGCCCCCCCGGTGCACAGAGGATACCCCCATGGGTACTCTTCAAGGCTCCTTAAGGAGTCCAGTGGATACCTTAAGGAGTCCAGTGGCTTCACCACGGCTACGCTACCCATGGGCCTAAGAAGGTAGCTACCCATGGCGTGTGTCAGGATCTCGACACTCAGCCGTGGTGGCGCAGACCCACACACCGGACCCACAGAAAGCCCCAGGCCCGCTAAGGGAATCCCGGAGGCGCAATGTGGATTCCGGGTGGGTCCGGGTAATTTGTCGAGAAAATGTCAGCCCCTTAGAAGGACGGAGGGCGGCTGGAATCCCCCCGTGGCCCCCTCGCGCTCGCGCACAGGCGCCCGGCCGCGCGCTGCCGAGGGGCGGCCGACTCCAGCCTGCGCCACAACGGCGCCACATTCGAGCCTAAGCCGCTGATCTGCAACGCGTGGCGCTGGATTGCGTAACCAGGGCGAGCACCTCGGCGCGCTGTGGGGGCGATGCGGCGCCGTCCGGGCACGCTACGCGCGTCTGGATCGCTGGATGCGCGCGGCCGTGCGTGCGCGGGGCTGTTTTTTTGCTGCCCCGCGTTAACGCCACCACGGCGCCACAGCACGCCACCAGCATGCCACCGTCACGCCATGGCACGCTTCATGCCTAGCGCCCACTGACTGTCGGCATCCCGTCGAATGTGTCGGGATTCCGTCATGTTTCGCCACTAGGGCAAGATGCGTGCCTGGGTGCGCCGAGGTGGCATCCTGACGCTAACCTATTGGTCGCGTTGCCGAATTCGTCGCGGCGCCGGAATGATTGCGTTCCTG